TCAGTGTCTCGTACAGGATGCGTTCGTTATCATTTATATGAGGCATTATTCCTTGTTATACTTCTCAAGCAATATGCTAAGAATTTTATAAAGAAAAAGCCCGGCGACAAACGCAATTTCTCGTTGCGCAGATTTGTCTAATACGGTTGCTAGAATAAAAAAACATCCGGAAAATACAATAACAACCTCAAATGGCGTAAAGTTCTTGGGCGATATGCTTTTAATCTTCTTTAGAAACTGTTTCATAATTCATTGTTTTGCAGTTAAAATAATTAAAGAAATCATCTTTCTTCAAAGTTGCTGTTTGAACCCATTTAGGTTCATAGTTACAAGTAATTGTCATTCGCTATCACTTTGATTATCAACGTACTCCTGACTATCTCCTGGGTCATCCCACCAAATAAAGCAAAAGTCGCTTCCGGGTTCGCTATTCGTTTTCATCTCCTTTAAATAGTTCGTGATAAAACTCTCTATGCGCTTCTAGGATTCCGTCTTGATATGATTTGATTTGCCTAGCCATATTGCGGAACGCCTTGTGGTACTCCTCCAGGTCCTCTTCAGAGTGTCCGTGTACCCTTTCTGAGAACTCATCTACAGAAGAGTACATCCCCTCAATCATTCGCGCCTGGAATGAACGCATTTCTTTTTTTGTTGAAATTTTATTCATTTAAAATTTTTTTAATGGTTGCATCAACCTGTGCTCTATTCTTTGGCAAATATACTGAATAATCCCCCATATTGTTGTCGCTTAACAACTTTAGGAACATCTTAAATCTAAGCGGAAAAGAGTGGTTACTTGGGACAAACCCTTTGGTTTCAATTATAAATTTATTCTTGTGTGAAACAAAATCGGGAGTGTAGGTTATTGCTCTAACCATTTTGCCTCCATTGTTTACCATCTCTTTTTTACCCGCTGTAGACTTATAATAATTTCCATTATACCTGAACGAATCCAAGACAACAAAAGACTCTCCTTCATATTCAAACGAAATCCCAACATTCTTAAGTTCAGAATAACAATATGCTTCAAGAGAAGAGGCAAAGTTGATTCCATCAACTTTAACCTTCTTACTCTTTACCGCGCCGGTATTCCGGCTTTTTGTGGGTTTCCGTTTCACTCTATAAAGTTGCGAAAACAATTCAATTAAACAACGTAGTGTTAAAAAATATCTTCTAACTCTTTTATGTCTTTAAATTCAGTTGGCTCTACTTGAAATGATGTTTGCTTTTGTTCTGCAGTTTTTGTATCATTAACACTATTGAAAAACCTCTTCCCTCCGTTTACAAAAAACGCGGTTGAATCTGAATTCATTTCAAAACGAATTGGATTATCTGAAGCGGTTGGTCTACCGCCAGACTCTTGCTCTCTAACCTTTCTAATGTGCATCTCCATAGTTCTACGGGTTGATTCGTTCTCGTGCTGAATCTTTCTATGAAACGTTAAGAAAATATCACAACGATTAAGGAAGAGCGAGCCGCCTTCGCTGTCCTCCGCATATGGAGCAACCGAGTGCCCATCGTCGCCCTTCTTGCGTTGAGCGGCCGTATTGGCGTGGGTGTTTAACCAAAGGCTAACCCCCGTAGACTGACAAAACGTTAGCATTGCGGACGCGGCCTCGTAGTTATAGTGGTGCGCGTTAAATCCTGAAGAGCCATTCTTCTCCATAACTAATGAATTGTACGGGTCTACAAACAGGGCGTCAAATTGCCTGCGAGCCATCTCTTTCTCTGCGTACAGAAGCACGTCTACATATGAATAGTTTCTCTTATTTGATAAGAAACTAAAGTGCTCATTAACCCACTTGTAGTAGTGGATTATTTGATGTTCATTCATATCCTGTAGAAGCATTTGAGATGCATACTCAATCATACGAGTCTTGATTGTTGATGTCTTCGATTCAGAAGAATAAACAAACCACTTCCACCCGTGTCGTATTGACGCATTAATCATAAGGTGCAGAACTAGCGTTGTTTTACCAACTGAAGAATGACCATTTACAATTACAAAACTTCCACGCTTGTATCGAAAATATTTATCAATATCATCGTGACCAGTCTTTAAGCCCAATTCAACCTCTCCTCTTTTTATCTTCATAATTTCAGATAAATCCTCATCTTCGTCTGAAAGGTAACTTAGGTTTTCTGTATCGGCCAACTCAACCTTTCTCCGCTCTTCGTAATACTCGGCATCAATCTCTGTGATTGGCAGTAGTTTTCCTTGACTTATGCCGTCCATAATGGTCTTCATCGCAAGGTCTAAACTATCTATATCACGCTTCTTGATTTCCGCCTCAAGAACCTGCAATACCTGAGCCTCGTCAAGTATACCACTTCCGATATACCCACCCATAAGCCGAGCGGCCCTAATAAGTGTGTTGTGTTTTTCGCCATCTCGCGCATTGCGAATCATATTCGCAGCAACTTGAAGTTTTGTGTAGTCAACCTGGACCCCGCTTTGGACTTGCTTTGGTTCAGGAAGTTCTACTCGCTCATCAATATTTACTGGTGAAAACTTTTCAGAAGCCGTCTTTACGATAATGTCAGGGTCATATGACTCATAGCACGCTCTGCTAATGTTTCTACCCGATGGGTCTAATTCAAGTTGATGAACATCCCGGAAGTGTTCAATCATAGCAGAAAAATGCTCCTTGTGCTTCCCTGGGTTTTCTACATTAACTAGAGCCTTTACTCCGTCTCCCGACGGGGATGTCCAACAGGCAATAACAACGTCGTCATTTAACAATGACTGCTTTGTCTTATCAACGTCAACGTGGTCGAAGTCACAAATAATAAGACCATTGTGCTCGACAAGGTCAACATCAGCGCGTCTGTTAAACTTTCCGGAAAACAAAACAACAGGCAAATCGTTTTTTCTACGCTTATCTCCCGCCCTTACTTGCTCGATTGTGTCGGCGTTCTTTCCGGTCTTAATCCTGTCAAGGGCAACGCTTAGCGGAACAAAGTGTGGGTTTTCAGTATCGAATACTGATTTGAACATAGTTACGATTGGGTCGTTCATTTTAGGCGATAGTTTAACTCTTCTCTTAAGATTTGAATTGCCTCTTGATTTGTCATCTTATTTTCTTCAATTTTTGAATCAATAATTTTCTTAAGGGAAAAAGCAAAGTCAATTGCGCCCTCTAGTGGGACCGACGACAATGCCTGCTTCCAATATTCAAGAGATTCAATGTATTCAATTTTGCCGCGGTCAATCTCTATTTTTGCGGTCTCTATGTTGTGATAGACGTTGCTTCGGTCCTGATTGATTAGGATGGCGATTGAATATTCAGATAGTCGAATTTTCTTTTTAAGAATTAAGGAAATCACTTGCCTCGCTACGACGTGAGTGTGACGCCGTGTACGTTCTAGCGGGTTTACGCTTGATATCTTTTGATACTCTTGGCACAGTAAATTGAATCTCTCTTTCTTCAGCATCTTTTAATTTTTTTAAAATTTTAACAATTGTCTTTAGACGTGTATGAACATTTTGAGTGCTCCATTGAAACTCCTCCGCAATTTCGGTTGCGGTAAGTCCCTGAAGAGTTCTTTCAAAAACGTGCATTTGAATTGGGTCTAGACTATTCTGAGCAGAAGACATAAGCCACTCTATGGTGTTGTCATATTCTTTTATGTCTGCTATTGCATTTAATTCATAAATTGACCAAGTCTCCTCGCCATCACCCCTTAGCAGGGTGCACTCTGAATCAATTGGTAAGTTATTCTTATTTAGAGAATGACTTTTTAGCATAGTGCGAATGGCGTTCCAAACGGTTAATTCAACCGATGAGTAGAGGTGTTTTTCATCTTCGAATTCATATTCTTCATTATATCTTCGCATAACACCAAGGATTGCCTTGCATCGAACTTCCGATAGGTCGTCTTCGTTTTTAATAAAGCATCCGTGTTTCCTTGCTACGAAATGATAAAATGTATCCTCAGTTAGAAATCTCTGTAAGTCCTTCAGTGTTAGCTTCATATGGTAAAATAATTGCTCCTAATTCGGGGTCTAGTCGCTTAACCTCTAAAAGTATTTCTAATTCTTTTTTATATGCTAACCGCATCTCTTCAGCGGTACTTGTCTTGCCCTCATTAGCAAATATCTTTGAAGCATCAAGCAATAGGGCGTCGGTTTGCTTTTTTACTTCTGCGCATTTGGCGCACTTACGGCATCTAGTTTTATTTTCCATTGCTTATAATTTCTTTGGTGTTTGATTCATCCATAACAACCATATCGGTGCTAACGATACCTTCTCTTCGCTCAATTGCAATTATAAGAAGTGCGATATATCCCTGAAGGTCATAGAGAGTGTCGACGCTCTGAGCACCAATTCCCTGTCCCCGAAGGCGCATTAATTTATCGTCCATCCTGGCACCAAGGTTAACAACTGCATCGGTTGTTCCAAATACTCCAATTGGATTTAAGGCACTATCGCCGTACTGCCTGTTCTTTTGGATTAGGAGGTCGCGTGTTGATTTCATAATGCGATTGATTGACTCCTGTGTTTCAGTTATGCCCATCTTATAATTGTTTTTTTTCTAGAACATCTACTACCTTCGTCCAGTATTCGGAAAAGTCATTGAAAGCCAAGCATTGCCTTGCTTGGATTAGTGCTGTATCTCCGTGCCACCTTTTCATAAAGATGGCTTTCTCTGCTATTGTCATTCTTTTCATATTCAGTCTTCCATATAAAAAAATGAGCGGGAGATTTGCTTTTTGTCTAAAACTTTTAACACCCTAAAGTTATTGGGTACTTTAAAAGCGGCACTTGAGCGATTAACAACTTGTGACTTTAAGTAGTTTCTAGCGAATTCGCTATTGAATATTTCTTCAGGCGTATCAAGTACGCTAACAAGTTCTCTAACAGATGTATTCCATTGCTTATTTTTTAGATACGCTATTGAAACTTGCATCAAGTAAATCATCTTTCCTTGTTTGGATTTCATATCGGTCGCTATAAAGTATTTGGTTCTTGTCTATTTCTCGAAGTCGCAAAATACCATCCGGTGCTATCGACCGAATGTATTTAGTGGTTAAAATAAGTATGTTGCTATTTGGTTTATCAGGGAACAATAGAAACACGCAATCGCGTGTTAGGTCTAACTCTGAGCAGGTTATTTCCTCTGATAGGTCAAAGCATCCATACGAATATGATATCTTATGCTTTCCCTTTATAATTGCGAAAGAGGTGGAGTCCGACTCAAAAGAGTCGGCTCCTTTCCTCATCGCTTCACCCATAGCAAATGCCGGGGTGAACTGACTATACCTCAATTAAAATGGCAAGTCGTTTGATTGACTTTGAGTGAAGGCTTGTTTGGTTTCATTTACCTTTGAGCCTCCTGCGGATGATGCATTTTGATAGACCTCCATATAATACCCTCCGTCCTTGGACTGTTTCCAATTTAGATTAACCCAACCTCGTTGGTTTTTGGCGGCTTCTAATTTTTCAAAGTCTTGTGGCCCGAGGGAGACTGAAATAAGTTCTCCATATTTGCCTTCCTTTGTTTCAACTCGTCCTACATAAATTTTATCAGACATAATTTTAGATTTAGATTAAAGTGATTGATTGATTAATTCTGCTATGTGACGATACTTCCAAATGTAACGAACAGCATCATCGGATTTCTTTGATAGGTATTCATCGTGCCTATTTTTATAGAGCGACAAACTGCGACGACTTAAGCCAACACCTTCTATTCCTGCTGAAGATAACTCTCTATGCAGTTGAGTAGGAGTAATGTTGCGTCCAAGCATAATTATGTTGACAACGAGTTGTCTGTTCTCAACAACATATCTACTTGAAGAGTTGCGTAAGTCTAATCCCAGTCCCCTCTCCGCGGCTATGAATGCTTGCGCTACCGAAGACAATCCTTTCTGCTTACTTGGGAAAAGCCAAGTAACAAATTTAGATACTAAACTCATTTGATTAAATTTCGCCCGACAAAGCAAACGAATCAGTTCGATTGCCGTTGTTTAGCCAATTATTAATATTCGCTATCGCGCTCCAAAACTTGCGCTCTCCGGACTGAAGAGAACGCTCTGATGCTCGATACACACCGCACAGGTATGGGGATGATTTTTCCTGAACAACCCAGTAAAATTCATTTGTTCCCATAACTTGCGTATAGATGTAGGCCTGTATGTCGTAACAAAAATTGCCTACATCGTATCGGAATCCGTGTATTGACCGCGTGGATTTAGAGTCCGAAATAAATCCATTTTCGGGGGAGTAGCAGTCAAGGAATCCGCGTACGGGTATTTCTCCAATCCAAGAGTTAATCTCGTATTGGGGAGTCCCCGTTAGGTAATATCGAACTGATGTTACCTCACCTGTTTCGTGGTCAATAATCTCACTATTGTCCAATCGATTTATCATATCCTTTGCGGTATTCCAGTCATCCATAGAGATTATTTTCTTCCCGGATTCAAGGGCAACCTTTGTCTCTCCATCAAGCCATTCTTTATAGACTTTTGTAGAGCGTGGAGATTTGTAATCAGCGGATATGCCTTCTACAAACTCGGAATCGTTGATTACTGTGAACTTGTCGTTTACCGAATTTGGTTCAAGTAGCATAGCATCATACAAACTTCCGAATGTAAGCGCATCTGATTCTTTCCTTAACAAACCCTTCATATACAACTCAAAGAGTTTCATATCTTGGCTTTTAGAATCATCTGCGGCGTATTTAATTGCAGAGTACGACAGGTATCCTTTACCTGTCGCCTCCAGCAACTTACTCGCAAACTCCATTAGGCGAACTTCTTGATTGCCGCGATTTGCTTATCGCTAAACGTGGAGCCGTACTTATTCAGTACCAAGCCTACTGCGGTAGCCGCATTGCTTGACTGCTTGATGTATTCCACAGCCTGACTGAATGTGTCTTCGGGTGAAGATTTTGCCGCTACCTTCTCGGCGGGGGCGGGTTTTCCGTGCGTATTTGTAGCATCGGCATCTTTTGTGTCGTCAATTAGGAATAGACCATTTAGCGCATACTTGCGAGCATAAGAGGATGATGCTCCAAATGATTGAGCGATATCCATACCCTTTCGGTTAAGGTCTACTCCGGCCTGAGCGGTAACTGATACCGACTCATCGCCGTCGGTTAGTGTTGCCGTAGCAGTAATGATTGCTACGCCAACAAGTTCCTCTACACTATCACTAATGGTCAGTACAAGCCCGTTTGCGGCAAGTAATGGTTTAACTGCTTCGAGGATATCTTCTTGGTTTCGATAAGAGTATTTACCGAATGAGTTGTACTGCGACTTCGGGGCCTTAAGGGCCTGTTGTACGGCAGTAACTTTTGAAATAAAGTTAGACATATGTAGATTGGATTTTCGTTACTGAATAGAACGGCAGTAACTTCCGTTTTGATTTAATTTAATTCGATAAGTCAAAGAACTTTCCCAAAAGGAGCGCGAACATACAAAATAAATTTGACTTATGCAAATTATTTTTTCAGTTCTTCGTCTAATCGGGACAGGGCAGTATTTACAATCTCCCTAAAAAAGAACCTGTTAACAGAGTTGCTCATCCACTTATTGAAGTCGGGATAAACATCGTTAAGGTCTTTTTGTATTTCGTTGAGTTCATCGCGGCGGAATCGCATATCAAGGCGATGCTCGCCGTTCTCGTCAGTTAGAAGTTCGTACTTCTTCATACTTTAGGTTACTTAAGTTAGTAAAGTAGTTACCTTCAGGTATCTTCAGGTAACTACTACTTAAGTAGAACCTGAAGTAATATACCACGATAGGCAAAGTTCGGCAATTAAAGTTAGGCGTTAGTTATCAACACCCCTTCGTGAAATCCAATTATCTCTAACCGGAGTTGGAACCGCAGGCTTTCCGTCTATATGAAGAGACATAAGGATGTCTTGCGCTCTATGTAGTTCAAGTCCAATGGATTGAGACCGGCTCCTGTCCCCGCTATTTTTTTTGCCGATTACAACTATGTCGCCACAAAATTGGCCTAAAACCTCTCCGTCGGCATCCGTAAGGGTCACCATATCGTCAACATAGTCAGACGCATCAGGGCAATATATCGCTTCCAGGTTGCTCGATATTTCGTGTGCGGAAAATCGTTCGCCCATTCGTATTTCATCAAGAGCGTCAAACAATGGGTTTTGTTTTGAACTGACTTTTTTTATGTACGAAAAGTATCTATCTCCTTCTTTCTTAATTATGATTGCATAACTACTCATTGTAAATATTAATTAGGGTTTCTTTAAATGGATTTCCCTCAATTTTTTGAACGAGTTTTAGCATATCAATAGCCAATTCCCTAACTTCTACTTGAGCGTGTTCCGATGCGCGTAAATTTAAGAAATTTGCGAATGAGCGCATATTGAACATAACATCTGCGGTGATTTGAGAATTGTATGTCTTAAAGAATCTTGCTGATTCTTTGGCTCTCTTTCTACCGAGTGATGGAGTAAGTTTTTCAATGTGCTCGTGATACAACTTGTTGGATAGTTCGGAAAACTGAATTAATTGTTCTTGGCTATCCAAGTCCCAGTCGATTGGGATATAGAACTTATCATCTTTAAGTTCCTTGTATCGCGCTGATTCAGCGTTAAGTGATGACATCCTGTGCTTAAGCAGGTGGATGTGCGTAGCAATATCAGTGGTTACAAGAAAGTGTACTGATGCCTTCTCAAATGGAGTTTCGTGTCCATTGCTCCATAGCATATTAATCAACGCGGGGATTCTACTGACCTTGTCGTCTGTCAAATCCCTTGATGTTGATGTCCACGCGGACTGGGCAATTACTTTGTCACTCCCGTAATAGCCTAAAAGTTCTACTTTATTTTGCATACATTATTGATTTTACTTTATTCCAGTATTTTTTTGTTGATTGTTTTTTGTGACCATTGCCCCCACCATTCCAACATCTTGCTATGCGCTCGGGTGAATGATTTTTATGAGATAAATTCACAAAAGTCCACCACATTTCTTTTGATTTGGATTCAGACCACCTATCGTCAAGGTTAAATACACTATCATCCCCCGCTA